ATCTACGTGCATAATGTCGTCAGCAAGAACGATCTCATTGCTGCTGTTGGGGCTAAGCGTCTGCTTATTGACCGTATTGAAGTGCCATCCCTCTGACTGAACCTCGCGGCTAACTTCGTCTAACACAGTGATCGCGGTGACCGCAGAGATAGGCAGTGAGGTAGTGACAGTGATTTGAGTCACTGGGCTTTCACCGATAGCGCTCAGCATCGTATTGACAGCTTCGAGTTTTGTAGTGAGTGGCATAATAATATTAATAAAATGAAAAAATACCCCGTCCCCAACTTAATGAGGACGAGGCATGAATTTAGTGTGTGCTATTAGCTAGCAGCGGAAGATCCTGCGCTGACCACAACAGCAGACTCAGGGCGAAGAACGCCGAGGCCCATTGCATACTTAGCAACAAAGAGAGTAGACTGACGCTCGATCAGATACTCAGACTCAGTCGCAAGGTCAAGGAGCTTAACGCAACCAACAGCCGATGGGTGTCCAGCGACGAAACCGAAGGTTCCTGCGCTTCCACCAGTTACACCGTCAAGCTCACCTTTGTAACCAGACGAAGGCGAAGCGATGTTAGTGTCAGCAAACGGGCTGTTAGCAACTGCGTTGTCATCAGTGGCTGTCTTAGCAGATACAGCAGCCTGAACACCTTCGATGTGTGGGCTCTTGTAAAGCTTGATGCCAGCGACTTCAACGATGTTACCCTTAGCTACGTCAGCAGAGCCACTTGAAGTGTCCTTGTTGATCGCTGCGTTGTCAGCAGTCAGTAGCTTGTAGTATTGTGATGGAGTCAAGATAGCAAAGCGGTCCTCAGAGGGGACTTCTTTTTCATCGAGGGCCTTAGCGCAATCAAAGAGTGCACCGATAATACCAGCGACTGTGCTAGTGTCTACGTTGAAGATCTCAGTTCCGGTGTCACCGCCTGTGAAGTTAGCAGTAGTGGTGAGACCAGCAGCAAACAACGTGTTAAGAATCTGGATGTCCATGCGCTTAGCCAGGGCTTTCCCGAGCTCAGCAGAGTAGATAGAACGAAGGTCATAGTGATTCTTCAGTTCATCAATGCGTGGAATCAGAGACGAAGCGACAAGCATGTCGTCGATGTTGATTACTTTCTCGTTGTGAGCAATCTGAGACAAGTAGGCACCAGAGCCCAGGAGGTCGTCCCCGGCTTTGTGATACTTGGCTTCAGCGCGCCCTGAAACAGGGAACTGAGCAGATTTACCACTAGAGATAGTGCGAGTCATGATGAGGTCTTTAGCTACGTTCGTTTCGTTGAACGCAGTGAGGATCTCACCGCTGAATACTTTAAGGAACAACGCTGAGTCTACAGTCAAAGCGCCTGCAGGTGTTGCGCGTCCCCCAGTAGTTCCATTCACCTTACCCGGAATGGTGGGATTATTAGTTGGCATAATAAGTTATAGTTTAGTTTTGGTTTCTTTCGTCTGTGGACTTTAGTTTCTACTGTTCGCCGCAAGTTGTCCGACGCATCGGGCTTGGTGGTTACTAGTCTAGTTACTTCGGTTTGTTAGACTCAGGGAAAATTTTAGTTAAATACATCTAGCTGTCTTATGCAGCTCCTGATGATAGTATAAGTGGTTCTGTTGGTGTCATCGTCGTCTTCGTAGGTCGGATGCCACGATGTAATATTAATAAATGTTTTATCTATATGCTCAATGACTCCGTAGACAGTGCAGACCAGGGGCTTCCCTAAGTCTTGCGCGTGGTCTAAAAAGACGACCCTAGCGATGTCTTCAAGCTCTACTTCTTGATTCGCAGCTTCACACGAGCAGCAGGGGTGTTGGCAACAAACTGCTTCCCCTTCGCACCAGCACGTTTCTTCTTGCGTGCAGTGGAGGCTCTCTGGGTCTGGCTTAGGCTTTTCGCTTTCGATGATGGAAGACATCTGTCTGGATTTTTCTTGTTCTTTGAGGTTCCGCAGGGTCCTTTGATTTTACCGTCAGTGCCTATTCGGACCCAGTTCTGCTTGCGCCAGTTTGCTAGTTCACCCACGTTTCTTTTTGATTTTAAGTTTAGACCGCTTGCCCTTACCGTAGTTCGGGTCTTTGCAGTATTTCGATGCTGCCATGTTAGCGTAGGCGCTCGGATACTTGTCAAACGTGCGCTTAGCCCATGCTATTCCTTTAGGACATATTTTAGCCATGCTTCACCTGAAGGTTACTTGTTCTTTCACTTCTTCTTTTTGATCACAAGACCAGTCCGTTTAGCTGCTTTCTTCGCTGCTTTTTTACCAGCAGCCGTATAGGCGTATTTCTTTTTTCCAACTTTAGGCATAATTTTATATAGTTAACACTTCCAGCGTCTTAGCGCTAACGCTTTGCGCGTAGGGCGTCCCTTAGCGTCTTTCATGGGGCCCTTAACGCCACTCATGCGTGCACAGAACGACCGCTTACGAGGACCACCACCAGGCTGGGGTTTCTTAAGTTTACTCCCAGTCTTCCTGTTGTAATACTTACGGCCTTTTTCTGTAAGGCCACCTTTCTTAGACTTGTGTTCTTTGCGTAAGCTGACTCCCTGTCTTTTCATTGTTATAATAATTAATAAATCCTTTTGCCAAAGAAGAACCTAAGGTGTCAAAGCTATGCTCAAACATATCCCAGTCTTCTTGGTTGGAGCCGAAGAATGGCTCAGTGATCACCGCAGGACAGTGCGTGTCCTTTAGGAACCTAGCGCCTCGACTCTTCGCTGTCTTAGGCTTAACGCCTCGGTCTTTGACACCGAATGTTTTCACGACTTGATCCTGGAGGCACTGCGCTAACTTTTCGCTCTTCTTAGACTTGTGCCAGTAGAGCATCTCGCTGCCATGTGCCGCAGGGGTCGCCGCGTTAAAGTGGAGTTCGATCGCTGAGGTAACCTTGAGTTCCTTGAGCTCAACGCTCAGGTTCTTCATAGACTCTGAGTAATTGTTACCAGTATACTCGTGGACAATCACTGAGGGAACCCCAGCGTCATCTAGTTCTTCTTTGATCGACTTAGCGACCTGGAGGTTATACGTCCACTCGTTAGTCTTTTCGTCACACGCAACAGCGCCCATGTCATTGTATCGACTGTGGCCGACACATATGGCTAACACTGGGTCAGCCGGGGGTAACTGTGCGTCATCAGTAAGCCACGCTCTACAACTCATTCTCTAAGTAGTTAATGTAGTGAAGCAACGCAGAGATCGTTTGTTTCTCCTCTTTGTCAAAGTCGTGGGCGTCAAGCCTCTGGATCATCTCGGGTATCCGGCTTGGTTTCATCGTCGTGCACCCACTTGTTGATAAGGATGCGATGACGATTGTGCCTGCGATTAGCAAGCTCTTTAGTGTATTCATCTCTTATAGAAAGAAAAAGCCTCCCCAGTGACGGGAAGGCTATTAGTAATCTAACGATAGACGCGATCATTTATCTTTAGCTTTCCCTACGTTAAGCGCGAGCCAGTCAACGATCTTGTAGAGTTTCGCTGCGATCGAGTCGTCAGTAGGGGTTGGTGTGAGCGCTGCGATCGCTGAGGCTGCCGCTACGATAGCCGTAAGGGTGCTAATGAGGGTGTCTTTGTTGTCAACGATGTAGTTAATTAGGGTGCTCATAGTTTTATTATTATAGAATATCAGAAACAGATAACCTGCGGTGAACCTCAGCTTGGTAACTTGGGTCCTGTTTGTAACGCGGATCACTCATGGCCTGCGAAACCATAGCCGAAGACGTAAAAGGAGCAATAGCTTGGCCGTTAGTTTGCCCTTGGACTAACTGAGGGGCGCCTCCGCTAGCCGCACGGAACTGCGAATACAAGCCTTGTGCTGCCACCTTAGCTTGTTCCACAGTGCCAGTCTCTACGATCTGGTTAAACGCATCCAGTGAACCTTCGTCTAGGTTCTCTGTGGCCCATTCAGCCATCGCTTGGTAACCTTCTTGGCCACCGACAGCCCCAAAGACTTCGTTAGCCTGGGAATCAGCGATTGCCTGTTGTCCTGCAATGTAAGACTCGACAAGCTGCTTTGGTAGCCCAGATTTCTCTAAGGCCGCAAAGGTCTCATCGCTTAACTGACCAGACTCCATGAATTCATCAGTGGCCGCATTGATGGCACTGACAGATTCCGGTTGTTCCCCCTCAGGCTCTGGTGTAGCCTCAGGGTTCCCAAGCTTACTCTCTAGTTCCTGGTAGGCAGTCGCCATGTCCTCGACGCTCGAGAACTTCTCAGGTAACCACTCTGGGCGGTCTTGTTGGGGTGTGTCTTCTGGTTGGTCTAGCTGTTGCGCTAGTTGCTCCTGGTTATCATCCCAGGCCTGTGCCATTGCCTCCGTAGAGTCAACAGCTGCTTGTTCTTGAACGGACGGTTCAACGGTCTCGCTCGTTTGTAGTTCTGCCATTTTTATTCAGTGGGTTCTTCCACTCCTTGTTGCCTTTGTTGTTCTAAAGCTTGGTCTCCGAGCGCCTTGACGCCCTGTGGTGCTACCTGTGCCAGCATGGCCATCTGTTGGGCCTGTTGTTGTTCTGCTTGAATCTGCTCCTCGTCTTTCACAAGTCCTGCAGTCTTGATGCCTAACGCTGTTGCACGTCTCTGGAAATACTGGCTCACATTGACGAACTCAGCGATCGCCTGGGGGCCTACGACTTGCGCAGCGCCTGCTAAGAACAAGTCAAGTTTCTGTAAGTCGTTCCCTCGGCCTAGCGCCTCGACCCCGGTGATGATCACTGGGTTAACAATGTCCTTAGGTAACGCAGGGAGCTTCTTCTTGCTCTTCATTACGTCCATCAGTCTGTTAACAAATGGCAACTGCATCTCGTTTGATAATAATGAATATAAACCACCTAACGCTGACTCAAGCTCCTGGGATAACATCCTGATCTCTTCTGCCGTAACACGCTCGGCTTGCCTAACGACATTCGAGGTTAACAAGAAGGCAGCGCCGAGCCTGTCAGCAATAACCTTAATCGAAGACTCAGCGGTCCTGAAGTCTGCAATCTTGTTAAGCTGTAAGGTCGTTACGTCTGCAGCGTTGCCCTGGACTATTGCGCCACTGGGGGCTTCTGCGAGTGTCCGGGCCCTGGTGGTTCCATTAGGATTCACCAAGAACATAACCTTAGCAGCCGCAGCAGAACCCTCAAGGATTGCCCGTGAGAGTCCCTCAAGTGACTGTAGGTCACCTAAGTATTCTTCGACATAACCACGGCCATAGCTTTCGCCATCGATCCGTGAGAACCTCAGCGGTATAAACGGGTTCTTCGCTTTGTTAACTCGTGCCCCTGAGTTCTCCAGTGCGACACCGTTAATGTCTTGATATATAATAAATTCATCACCATCGCGACAAGCAGCAGTATACAAGTGAACCTCATCGGTCGGCTGTCCGCCGTTAGTCGCAATCTGGGCCTTGATGTCTTCATCGAGCACGTCGTAACTAATGTTCTCTTTGGTAGCGATGTGGGTCACGTTGCCCATAGGGTCCCTATCGACGACAAAGCGATCTAAGTGAAACACCCGGATACCTCCTTCGTCAGGAAGATACAACATGACATTCCCTGTGATAATCAGGTGTTTAAGCGCTGAGTGAATCGCTGTGCGATACGCCTCGCGACTAATCTCATCCATGACTGACTCTTCGACTTTCTGGAGTGTCTCTTCGATCTCAGAGATCAACTCTTCAGGTGCCCCTTCGTTAGCCAGTGCGTAACTGTCGATGTTCAATCGGAAAAACGGGGCGTTAGGCGGAAGGAGTGCTAACAGTAATTTAGAGGCGAGGTTATTTACTCCGCGAGCCCCAACGCCCTGAAAAGGTGTGTCTAGTCTGCTGTGTGGTCCGTGGCCTTCGTCGGGCATGACGTAGGGTAACGTGAGCTTCGAGCAGGACCTGGCGCGATCTAGGTATTGATAGCGGTGTCCTTCGAGGCTAGTGTAGACCGCTTGGGCAGTGGTGAATTTCATAAAGATATAATATTAAATAATTTCCTCAGGCTCAGGCTTTATCGCTAGGAACTCTAACTGAGTAAGCTCTTGGACACCCTCGGCATCTTCAAGCATCGCGTCATCGTTAGCGGTGAATCTCCAGCAGTCGATGGCTATAAGTCGCCCTGAGCCGTCGGTAGCTTCAGCCAGGTTAGCCACAGGTGGTAGTCCGGTAAGTGTTGTGCCTTGCTTGTTCGGATACCCACGGTCAGAGTCTACGGCTGCAACAAGTCCCGTGTAGAGTTCGTCGGGTTTGACGACGTAATAACGAAACCCTGTGTCAGCGCGTGACTGTTCGATTTCTGTGAGTGGTTCTTGTTGTTCGTCC